GCACGGGTCAAGGCACGAATCAGATATACATCTGGTGCCTGAGTGACCGCAGAACTAAAGGAAGTTCCTCCACTGCTGTTCTGTCTCTTCTGCCCCGTCTGGTCAGTAAACTGGTAAACCGCAAGTGTAGGTCTCCTTGTAGGTTGACCCACATCAATCAGTTCTTGTTGTAACAATGTGAACTGAATCTCTGGTTCTTCTCTAGTTGGTATCTCGAAGTCACCTCCTCCGAGAGAAGCACAACTAGATACCAAAATCACCAAGGGGAATAGTAATAGTCGTAACACTGCCATCCTCATCTGTAATTGTCAATATCACTACATCACCATCAGTGACATATGATATACCCGTTCCTTCTATGTTAAACTCACCAGTGGTGGAGGGGTTCTCCCCAAACATACCATCCACGATCTGTCTAGACAATGTGGAATAAATTCTACTTTCCACATTCCTAATAAATTTCGCAAGGGTCGTGTTTTCCGCATCTCTTTCGAGTTGCTCTTGCAAATCTTCTAACTCTTGTTTTATTGCGTCCTTTCGAGAAGTCTCTTGATTCTCAATAGTAAGATAGTGACTAGACTGATTAATGCCACTGAATGATGGGGATTTAAATTTATGTTCAATGGGACTTGCGTCCACATTACTTGCTAAAATTATAAGTCCGATCAATACTCCTATATTAATTCTCTTCTTCATCTTTTTTTCTCCTCATTTCAATTGCGGTATCTAACTTCTGTTGCAATCGTATTATGTCATTATCAAGCATCCTAATGCGGTCAATTAGTCCAATTAGGGTGGTCATTGTCTCTTCTAGGTTCTTTTCCACCTCTTCCGTTATGGTTTTCCACACGAAATAGATCATATAAAGCATACCAACTGCCGCAACAATTGGGAACCCGAAATCCTTTACTGCATCTACTATTTCCACATCACTGACTTGCGTTTACAATTAACATCACCATAAACCAGAATCCCCAACCAAGAACTCCTACAGTAGTCCAACCAACCACGTTCCAGAAGAATGCCTTCTGTCTCCGTGCTTGTGCGTATACAGTCTTCTCTCTTTTGTCTCTGATGTTTCTGCGTAACTCAGTCAACTCACTGTACGCACTAGGGCCATACATGTAAAGTAACAGTTCACGCAATTGTGTTTCTTGCTCTTTTATCTTCTTCTCTTGAATAAAGGCATTCATTGCCTCCTCTTCAACCGAAGTCTTGTTTACCAATTTCTTAAATAGTGGTGGGTTCTCTGCTTGTCTCTTTGCTTCATTGAAGTCAGCAACTGCCCCATACCACTTACCAATCTGACCAAAGGTGGACTCTATATTCTGTCCTGCCTCAACCATTTTCTTGATACCATTGAATGCCGCAGTTGCTGTTGCTACTGCCGTAAAGGGGTCAACCATCAATCTCTCCTCGCATCTTCTTTGCCGTCTGCTCTACTGATTCTGTTTAAGTCTGGTCTTATTCCCAGAACAACACACATAGTTGTATCCATACGAACCATATCATGGTTCATAGTTTTTACACGATTATCGAGACTTCCCACTATACCTCGTAACGACTTCACTTGCCCGATTACGCCATCCATGATATATTTGAGTGTCAGAAACATAAAGAAACCACCTATTAAGGCAGATGCGATAGGAAACCCCAATTCATTTATTAGGGTGAATATATCCATACGGCTTTATTTATACAAAAAAGGTTTTAAAAGAGATTTTTTTTAAATTAAAAGTGGCAATCAAAGTGGCAAGAGTTTGCCATGTTCCACATAAGAAAAATCCCCGACAGTGCGGGGATTCTTTTTGCGATTGTATTTGGTCTTGTCAGGAACGACTTTCTGTCGATAGGGACTGTCCTTATCAAACAGCACTCGTGCGTGACGAGACTTTATTTTCTTTGCCTTTTGCATAATGCCCTCCTTAAAGACTTTATTTATAATTAATAGGGACTCTGCAAGTCCCTTTGGATTTCCTCCCAATGCTCTAGGGCAGTTGTCATTGCCATAGGGATTAGGGATTTATCACGGAAGAATGCTCTCTCCACTTCAGCAACAACTACCTCACGAGGTTCGTTGTAATTGCTCTCAGCAATCTCTTGGCATTCGTAAACAAACTGTCCCATTCTACTCATTGTGTCACCATATTCATTAAAGAGGTTGTAAAGATTAGGATATACAATCCGTAGATTGCTCCCGATAATCGTGCGTACTGTTCTTGTGTCATCATATTAATCACTCCTTCGGTGAAATTTCATTACGGATAATTGTGTTAACTAACTCTTCGGCAATCAGTGACTTACCACCAATGTGCCAAGGGTAAAGTGTATAGGGGATACTACCAGTACACCAGTTGTAGATGGTGACGATCTCGGTCTTAGTATCAGTGGGGTCATCAGACAGTGGGTTTTGGTACTCAACCTTCATAGACCATTCACAGTTGACTTTCTCGTGACGACCCATATCTACATAGGTTGGTTCACCCAGAATAGATACTAACTTGTCATAGGTGGTGTTGGTAGTGCTTTGACGGGAAGTCCTGTCAGCATTCACATCAGTGGTATATTCAATAATATTCATAATCATTCCTCATTCTCAATACAAGTATTATAGCACGAACGAACAAGGTTTGTCAAGGATTATTTTAAGTATTATCACCATCTCGATATTTAATATCAGACTTATCAAATATCTTTCGTTTGGCACGATTCATCCACCCACCCTTCTCCCAAGGGAGGGGGATTCTCTCCCCCTTTATCTGCTCTTCCTGTACATGGGCACCGACCCATAGAATCGCAAACCCAGTTAAAACGACACACAACCCTATGAACTGATAAAATAACTCTAACATAATTACCTACCATTCACATCATGTACATGAAGTTGGATGATTGCGTAGTGTAACACCTTCATCAAGTCAGCACGATTGTAACCATTCTTGTTACCATACCGTTGTGCGTACTTCATAATGTTACCGATACAGAAACCATCACCATGACCACCATCAATAATAAACTCAGTTGCTTGAAACCTATTCTTGGAGTAGTGTTCTCCATAGGTTCCGTCAATGTAATCCATTAGTTCGGTCATTGCCTTGTCTTCGGCATACTTGTAGTCAATATTATTTTTTGTTGTTCCTTTCACGATTTTCTCTCTCAGTTAAAGTTATATAATTGTACAGTATATCACCCCTATGGGTAAAAGTCAAGTACTTGTTTCCATTTCATAAATCAGGTCTTGGATTGCTTCGAGTGCTTGGTCTTCCCTCTCACTATATTCCCCATAGGGAAACTTGAACGCAAGGGTAAACCTCGGACAGTTAGTCCAAGCAGTATGCCAACAATGATGTTCGGGTTCGTCTACACGACCAAACCGATACCACCTTGCTTGCCACCCCTTAACATCTTTCTCTGTGATAATCTCATCCTTCTCTTTATCATAATAAGAGAAGTGACCATCACCGTCTTCTGACCAAGTGATAATTATCTGGTAACCATGTGCGTTCCAGTTCGTGTGCCAACCCACATACCCATTGGGAGGATAGTAGGATGTCAGGGAGTTACCCTTGGCACCAAACATATGAACCAGTTCACTCTTAGTCAACATCTTCAATGGTTCAAATATCTCAGGGTGAGACTTTGCTCCGTGGGACACTTGAAACCCATATGCGTGTTCGGGAAACCCGATATGGTCAGCACCCTTCTCAATCATCTCTTGAAGGTGCTGTGGTTCGCAATAGTACTTACCTCGTCCGATAGCAACTCCACCCTCGTTTGCCGACAACTCAGTCATCAGTTCACGATGAACCAGAAACCTCTCAACAGTATCGTCAAGAAGTTTCAGAAAGTCCTTATTGCGAATCGTTATCTCACTCATCAAGTGCCTTAACTATGTCAGGGAAGTGTTGACCAATAACATCCCAACACTGGTCTGCCACGATCATATGCTCCTTCTGTGTGCCATTTGCTCGTCTCAGGTCACAGTAGTGAATCCAACTGCGTAGACTACCTGCCATATACAAGGTTGTCTCGGTCAGACCTTCGGGTAACAATGCTCGTGCCTGTTCCTTTGCGATACCCATCTTCAACGCACCTTCGTATTCCTTCTTAGCATAGTTACGAACCCTTGCTTGAGATCGGAACCATTCGTCCTTGAGATGTTGGTCATCAGTCACAATAGAGTTCTGTCGGTTCTTCTCATCTTGGGTTCGGGTCTCACGAACCACATTAATGTTCTCACTCACCGCATACCGTTGGGAGAACTCTTGGAATGAAAACGAACGATGACGGAGAATCTGCCGTGCGATATCACGAGTAGTCTTGATCTCCATTGTCATATGAACCATCTCAAATGGTGACCAGTGATTCTCACGCATCAGGTAACGCAACAGTTTTGGTGCGGTCTCCTTGTTTGACTGATTAGTAGGATTACTAACTCGTGCGGTATAGGCAATCAATTCTGCCGCAGTATGACAGTCCGTTGTTGCGTTTGGTTTGCTCAATGCAATTAGTTGTACACTACTCATTTATTTTTTTTCTCCGCATCTAGGAATACCGCATTGGTTATGATTGTGGGTACGATCAATGCCATATGAACACCGATTGATACAGGGATACTATATCCAACAAACCCCATATAGTATATGGCAATCAACCCAAAAAAGGCAGACCACATAACAAACAGTGCCATCAACAGGTAACCCTGTAGGACAGGGTCAGGAATAAACCTCAGTGGGTTAAACCTCAAGTCCATTACACTACGATACATATCAACTATTTCTTTACTCATCTTCTATTACCTCATATTCATGGTGCGTTATATTTATCCCATCAACAACTTCTTCAATTTCAACATCACTGATCGTCAACTCGTACTTTTCTCGCATATACTGCATTACTACTCTCGCAGTTGCCTTACTTCCAAGATCGATTCCTTCGTCTCGTCCCTCGTCCTCACCATCCACAAATCCCTGTATCTTTCCAAACCAGAAAGAACAAAACATTAGTACAGTAGTGACAACGGGCCATCCCCAGTACAATTCCATATTACATCCTAAAGTTTTTAAAGTTTTCTGCTTTCATTCTCTGACCAGACGAACTGTTATCAAAGACTGGTTTATCGTCCCATCCCTTGTCAGGGTCAGCACTAGGTATCATCTCCTCGTCATCATCATCGGTCAGTCGCATCTTACTACGATCAACTTTGATGGTGAACTTCTGGTTTGCTCCAGTCGCATCGTTGTAACGATTCTTCAACTGCTTAACCATGATCTTACCAAGGTTATTTAGTTCATCATTAGTGATCAACGCAAACATCAGGTCAGCAGTAGCAGGTAGACCGAACGACTCAGAAGTATCCTCCAGACCAACATCATCATTACCATAACCAGATCGGGTAGTCTGTGTCGCAGACATAATAGGCACATTGAACTCAACCGCAAGTCCACGCAGTTCCTCGGCAATACTCTTGATGTAAGAGTAAGAGTTGATAGCACCACCCATACCCTTCATTCTGGCAGACGCACAGATGTTCAGATAATCAACAAAGATAATCTCAGGGATAAAGTTCTTCTTCAACTTCATCTCATTCAACAGTGCTCGGAAGTGTGAGGTATTTGCTTGACCAGTAGGATACTCCTTGATGATCAGTTTACCTTGGGTCTTTGCGGCAATCTGCGATACCTTGTCGGTGAACATATCCTTAGATAGATGTTCCAACTGACTGATATCAACATTAAGTAAGTTCGCATCAATCCGTTCTGCGATTCTCTCTTCTGCCATTTCCATAGTAATGTACAGTGCGTTCCTACCCTGCGATAGAGCAGATGCCGCCATATGACACATGAACAGAGACTTACCAACACCAGTACCCGCAAGGGCAATGTTCAGTGATTTGTTGGTGAGACCACCCTTGGTGATCTGGTTGAACATATCAAGGTCAAATGAGATGCGTTCTTCTTGCTCGTGATAGAAGTCATAACGACCCTCCACATTCTCCAGATAGTCGTGACCGATGTTTGTATCAAAGGTAACACCCAATGCCTTAGATAGTACATCAGGGATTGCGTTCTTGTGTAGGGTTGCGTGTTTGCCATCAATGATAGAGATAGACTCCATCACCGCATTGAAAACAGCACGGTCTTGACACCACTTCTCGGTGCGTTCAATTAACCACTCAAGATTCTCAGGTTCTGGTGTGAACAAATCATGGAGCAGTTCATTTGCTCCACGATAGTTCTCATCACCCATCTCAGATGCACTCTCGTCCATCTCAATCTTGAATGCTTCTAGGGAAGGTAGTTTGTTATACTTGGCAACAAACTTTGTTACTTCTTTAAACAGTCCTTTGTAGACACCTTGGAAATAGTCGGGCGTAAGAAACGCACCGACCTTTCGCATGTAGGGGTCATTGGTTAACAGATTCCTCAGTATCGTCTGTTCCAGATTGATGT